TATCAAGAAATGAGAAGAATGGGTATCCCGCTAGGAGAATTTACACCTGGAAAAGGGCAAGATAAAATATCTAGAGTTAACTCGGTGGCAGATCTCTTTAGATCTGGTATAGTATGGGCTCCGGATAAACGATGGGCACACGAAGTAATTGAAGAGTGTAATGATTTCCCAAGTGGTTCACACGATGACCAAGTGGACTCAACCACTATGGCGTTAATGAGATTTAGACAAGGTGGGTTCATTAGATTACCTAGTGATGAACCTGAAGATATAATAGGGTTTAGAAGTTCTAAAAATAAGTTGTATTTAGTTTAAGGATAAACATATGGCAATAGAAAAAGGATTATATCAAGCACCGATGAGTATGGATCAAGAACCTACCATGGAAGACGCTGCACTATCAATTGAGATTGAAAACCCAGACTCTGTCACATTAGATGATGGTAGCATGGAGATTACACTTCAACCAGGTAAAGAACAAGATGATGAGTTTAATGATAACTTAGCAGAAGGCATGGATGAAGGTCAGTTGACTGAGTTGTCAGGTGATTTGATTGGTGAGTATGATGCTGATGTTAATTCAAGAAAAGATTGGCTAACCACATATGTTGACGGTCTAGAATTATTAGGCCTTAAAGTAGAAGACAGAACAGAGCCATGGCCAGGTGCATGTAATGTGTACCATCCACTTATGACTGAAGCGCTTGTTAAGTTCCAAGCAGAAACAATGATGGAAACATTTCCAGCTGCAGGTCCAGTCAAAACACAAATCGTTGGTAAACAAACAAAAGATAAAGAAGAAGCAGCAGAACGAGTTAAAGAAGATATGAACTATCAGTTAACCGACTGCATGCCTGAGTATCGTCCTGAGCATGAAAGAATGTTATGGGGACTAGGTTTAGCTGGTAACGCGTTTAAGAAAGTGTACTACGATCCATCGTTAGAACGTCAAGTGTCTATGTATGTTCCTGCAGAAGATATTGTAGTTCCATACGGCGCATCATCACTAGAAATGGCAGAGCGTGTAACACACGTCATGCGTAAAACTCCAAACGAGATTCGTAAGCTACAAGTAGCTGGATTCTACCGTGATGTAGATTTAGGTGAACCATTCTTAGATGTAGATGAAGCAGAGAAAAAGATTGCTGAAAAGATGGGGTTCAATCCATCAGAAGATGACCGCTATAAAATCCTTGAGATGCATGTTAATTTAGATTTAGAAAATGGTGATAATGAAGACGGTATAGCATTACCATACATTGTAACTATTGAAAAAGGTACAGGCACTATCTTAGCTATTCGTCGTAACTGGAACCCAGATGATGACAAGAAATTAAAACGTAATCACTTCGTACATTATGGTTACATACCAGGTTTTGGATTCTACTGCTTTGGTTTAATCCACTTGATTGGAGCGTTTGCTAAGTCGGGCACAATGATTTTAAGACAACTCGTTGATGCAGGAACATTGAGCAACCTACCAGGGGGGATGAAATCCCGCGGTCTCCGCATTAAAGGCGACGACACCCCCATTGCTCCTGGTGAATGGAGAGACGTAGATGTACCATCAGGTGCAATACGCGATAACATTTTACCGTTACCTTATAAAGAGCCATCACAAGTTCTTAATCAATTAATGAATCAAATTATTGAAGAAGGTAGAAGATTTGCATCAGCTGCAGATATGAAAGTATCTGATATGAGTGCTAACTCACCAGTAGGAACTACGTTAGCTATATTAGAAAGAACTCTTAAAGTAATGTCAGCTGTTCAAGCGCGTATTCACTATGCGATGAAACAAGAGTTTAAATTATTAGCAGGTATTATTCGCGATTACACTCCTGAAGAATATTCATATGAACCAGAAATAGGTAGTCGTCGTGCTAAACAATCTGATTATGATTGCTGTGAAGTTATTCCAGTAAGTGATCCAAATGCAGCAACTATGTCTCAAAAGGTTGTGCAATATCAAGCAGTTATGCAAATGGCTCAAGCTAATCCACAAATCTATGATCAAGTAGAACTAAATAAACAAATGCTTGAAGTGTTAGGTGTTAAAAATATTGGTAAGCTTATTCCAAGCGCGGAAGACCAAAAACCAAAAGATCCTGTATCAGAAAATATGGCGATTATTAATGGTAAACCAGTTAAAGCATTTATTTATCAGGATCATCAAGCTCATATTCAAGTACATATGTCTGCAATGCAAGACCCTAAAATCATGCAAATGATTGGTCAAAACCCACAAGCTCAGATGATTCAAGCTGCAGCTATGGCACATATTAATGAACACATTGCGTTTGAATATAGAAAACAATTAGAAGAACAATTAGGAGTACCACTACCTACACCTGATGAAACACTTCCTGAAGATGTTGAAGTTGAATTGTCTAGATTAACTGCAGCCGCAGCACAAAAACTATTAGCTAAAGGTCAAGCAGAAGCTCAGCAGCAACAAGCTCAGCAACAGCAACAAGATCCGTTAATTCAAATGCAACAACAAGAGCTTCAAATTAAGCAACAAGAATCACAAGCTAAAGCACAAAAAATGATGGCTGACGTTCAGTTAGAACAACAAAAATTCCAAATGGAACAAGAACGTGAAGCTCAACGTACAGCATTAGAACAACAAAAACTTGAGTTAGAAAAGATGAAAATTGATTCTCACGAAAGATTAGAAGGCGCTAAGATAGGTGCTCAAGCTACTCAACATAAACAAAAAGAAGAATCTGATAAAGTTCTTCAAGGTATTAAAATAGGTATGGACGCTGAATTTAAGAAAAAAGAATTTCAGTTAAAAGAAAAGGAACAGAATAAACAACCACAGGAGTAATACACCATGGACCAAACGCTAGAGCTATTATTGTCTCGAATAGAGGATCAGCGCAAAACAGTTTTAAATAATTTAGGAGACGGAGCAGCAAAAGATTTTGCTTCGTACCAAAATATGGCCGGATATATACGAGGTTTATCCGTAGCTGAAAGTTTAATTAAAGACCTCGCACAAAGAATGGAGACATATGACGATGAGTGACATACTCACAATGAATAAGAATTTGGTAGATGCAGATGGTCGACCAATTGTTGTTCCAAAGCTTGAAGATGTAGATGCAGAAGATATACCGATTGAAGAACGTGGTTTACAGTTACCTGAGCCTAAAGGATACAAGATACTTTGTGCAATTCCTGACGCCGCAGAAACTTATCAAGGTGGTATTGTAAAAGCAGATTCAACTAGAACTATAGAAGAACATTCAACTGTAGTTTTATTTGTAGTAAAGGTAGGTGATTTAGCTTATAAAGATGAGACTAGATTTCCTACAGGTCCATGGTGTAAAGAGGGTGATTTTGTTTTAACACGTGCATACGCAGGTACTAGATTCAAAATCCACGGAAGAGAATTCCGCATTATTAACGACGATACTGTAGAAGGTGTGGTAGAAGATCCACGCGGCTACACTCGCGCATAGGAGAAATATATGGCTGAGCAAAAAGAAACCGAGATAGTATTTGAATATCCCGATGATGAAATACCAGCAGATAAACCTGTTGAAGAAAAAGAAGTTTCCGCTAAAAATAATAATGAAGTACCAGTGGAAAGCAAGGCAGATGATTTTGACCTTGAGATAGAAGATGATACACCTGCACAAGATAGAGATCGTGAACCTTTACCAAAAGATGTGGTAGATGAATTAGAAAAAGATAATCTTGAAGATTATTCTGAACGAGTTAAGCAGCGTTTAGCTCAAATGAAAAAGGTTTGGCATGATGAAAGACGTGCTAAAGAGTCCGCAGATAGAGAACGAGAAGAAGCTATTAAATTTGCACAACACATTGCATATGAAAATAAAAAGCTTAAATCTACTTTAAGTAGCGGAGAAGAAGAATATATTAAAGCTGTAAGTAGTTCGATAGAACAACAGTTTATAATGGCGCAAAGAGATTATCGAGAAGCCTATGATTCAGGTGATACCGATAAGATTCTTAATGCCCAAACAAGAATGAATGACGCTCAAATGCGTTTTTCTCAGATGCAACAATATAAGCCTCAATATAATAATGCTTTACAAGAAGAGCAAAATGAGGTATATATACCACAAAGTAGACCTCAAGTAGCTAAACCAGATAATAAAGCCTTAAATTGGCAAGAAAAAAATGACTGGTTTGGTAAAGACGAAGAAATGACAAGTCTTGCTTTAGGGGTACATGAAAAATTAGTTAGAAACGGTATCGATCCGCATTCTGACGAGTATTACCGTCGTATTGATAGTACGATGCAGAAACGATTCCCAGAACACTTTGGGGATGCAACGCTAAACGAGGATAAACCCTCTCAGCGCACAAAACCTTCGACTGTAGTTGCTCCGGCAACGCGTAGTACCGCGCCTAAAAAAGTACGATTGACGAAGACACAAGTAGCGTTAGCCAAGAAATTTGGGCTAACACCGGAACAATATGCAAGAGAAACTTTAAAATTGGAGAACGCAAATGGATAATACAAGAGTAGATCGTGAACAAGATACAAGAGATGATTTTCAAAGACCTGATAGCTGGAAACCTGCATCATTACTACCTGAGTTTAAAAAGGTACCTGGTTGGGCTTATCGATGGGTTCGTACTAGTGTCATGAACGAAGCTGATAATCTAAATGTATCCTCCAAAATGCGTGAAGGATGGGAACCCGTTAAATTAGCGGACCACCCTGAAATGAAGTTAATGGTCGACCAAAATTCTCGCTTCAAAGACGGCGTTGAAATTGGTGGATTATTACTTTGCAAGATCCCTCAAGAGTTTGTTGATCAACGTAAGGAATACTATGCTACACAAGCAAAACAGCAAGCCGATGCAGTTGACAACAGCTTTATGAAACAAAATGACCCACGTATGCCTCTTTTCTCAGAGAAGAAGTCTACAACGTCATTTGGTAAAGGTAATTAATATAAACTTATAAGGAGAATAAAATGGCATATCCAACCATTAATAGTCCTTACGGTTTTCAACCAGTTAATCGTTATGACGGTATTCCGTACGCCGGGGCAACTTTACAGATCCCAATCGGCGCTTCGTACAATACTCCAATCTATAACGGTTCTTCAGTTAAAATCGTACAGAACGGCACAATTGAATTATCAGGCGCTACAACCACAGGTACTATTATCGGTGTTGCAACTGGTTTTCAATACACGAACTCATCAGGCCAAACAGTTCAAGCTCAATACTATCCAGGTACTAGCGTTACTAACGCTATTGCTTATGTAGTTGTTGATGCATCAGCTGAATTTAAAGTAACATTAACAGTTTCAGGTGCTCCTACAGTAGTAGTTGGCGCTAATGCAACTATTGTTGGTACAAACTTGGCTGAAATTCAAAACGGTACTGGCTCAGCATCAACAGGTAATGCACAATCATCATGCGTTATTCCTGCTAACGGCGCTGGATCAACAACAACATTACCATGGAGAG